TCATTCCGCCTTCCGCTCTTTCGGCTTGGTCGATGATTCGTCGCCAGCCGGTTTCATGGCATCCATTGCGGAGCGAATATCCTCGACCATCGCGTGAGCATACTTGGTTGTCGTCTTGATATCCGAGTGTCCGAGAAGCTTCTGAACAACCTTCAGATTGCTTGCACGTAGGGCGCGGGTTGCTGCCGTGTGTCGCGTGTCGTGGAAGCGGAAGTTCTTCACGCCTGCATCTGCAATCGCTCGGCGCATGGCCGATTTCAGCCCGGACTCAGTGAGCGGATATCGTTGCCCACGAATAAGCCCCGGCTTCTTCAACGTCCGCTTTGCCACGAAGGTAAAAACCTTTGCCTCGTGATGATTGCGCTCTTCCCATAGCAGTTCAAAGACTGCTGATGACATGGGAATAATGCGTTCTTTCTTTCCCTTTCCAAGAACTGTGAATGTCCTACCGAAGAAATCGACCTTATCCCATGATAGGCCGAGTATCTCCATTCGTCGGCAACCAGTGAGAAAAGCAAAACGCACGGCCACATCATAGCCGCGATCTAGCTCACTCATGATCTGGGCTTCTTCGACGTGTGAAGCCTCACGAATGCGCTCGCCATCTTCTTTCAGCAGGTGTTCCGACCAGTCGATAGGGTTTGTCTTAACGCGCCAGACGTTCGCAGCCCGGAGCATGATTTCTCGCAAAGGCTGCGTCATTGTACGGTTGACGGTAGCTGGCGATATTTTTTGCGGGGTTTTCCTGTTCGGGACCAGTTCGTTCCGGCGCTTTGCTACAAGTTCAGCTACCGTTCTATCAGTTATCTTACTCAGGCGCGTCCGTCGCCCGATAGCGCTGCTCAACCAATCCAGCGTCCAGAGCGTATTATCCGAGTTGGTATGGTGTTGCCCGACCTCGTGCCAGTATTTGGAAGCCGCGACTTCGAATGTCGGATCGTCTGCGCTGAAAGAGGCTTCTTCTGCCAATTGAAGCTCAGCCTCTTTCTTCTTGGCCTTTTCTATCTGGCGCGCTTCTCGCTCCGACTTTTTGCCAGTGTTGCCCGAAAATCTACGACCGCGTATCTGGAACTCGTAGGTGTACGTTCCGTCCTTGCTGTCTTTTCGGATATAGACTGACATTCTGTTTTCTTCCGTTGGTTCTTAAACGCCTCGATATCTACAGGGTCGTAGCGGCGAATTTTCCGCGCTCCTCGACCAATGTTAATGAACGGCAGTTCGCCATCGTCTGTCAAATAGATCAGCTGTCGATGGGATATCGAAAGCGCCTCCGCTGCCTGCTCAGGTGTAAGAAGGCTCATATACGCACCTCCTGAATTTTGTGATTTGTTCTCTTATTGTTCTCAATGTAATACAGCCAGCCTTGGAGGCTGTCATGGGTACATTCAGCACGAACGCGACATTGCGAGACTGCAAACGGCACGGATTTTCGCTGACCGCGTATTGTAACGGGTGCCATCACAGCAAAGAGCTTGATATCGATTGGCTGATTGAGAAACTCGGACCAGATCATGGCGCACTCAGAAAAGACCTTGCGCACAAGCTGCGTTGCTCGGCCTGCGGTGCGAAGAAGGTTCAGCTTCTTTCCTCGCAGATCAACACGTATCGAAAGGGCCTTTCCAAAAATCCTTGGGGCGGAACGTGACATCCTCACTCCCTTTCCCGCAGTGTGTCCCTGCTCGTGACCGTCAGCTTATGCCCTGGTGCTTTGACGGCGATGGGCAGCCCCATGAACTCGTCTGGCCGGTTGGCTGAGATGGTCATTTCGCTGAACTGAGCCTCATATCGCAAAGCGTCATAATCAGGAGGGGACAATTCAATCTGTACCGGTTCGCGTTCAGATGAACGGATAGAGTAAATCTGCTCGATAATTTGGTCTTTGACGTGCATTTCTATTCCCTTTCCCGCAGTGCGGTGCGGCTATACGGCGGGATATACTTGTCGCCGTAGATCGCGGCTAGAACCACCTCATTAGCGAAATCGACTGCTGCCTTTGGCTGTTGCTGCATGATCGACCTAAAGAAGTTCGGGTTCGCGCAGATGCCAGACAGGGCCGCGTTGAATATGGCGCGGTAGCCTTCATGGTTGCTGTCCCATTCGGTTGAAAACTCGGCTTCCATCTACTCACCGCCTTTCAGGGCTTGGCGACCAGGACGGAATGAATATCCGACTTTGGTTAGCCTGCCTTTGTCGTTTTCTCCAAAGTAGATAACCTGCGCTCCGCCCCACCACATTTGATCGCGGAGTTGTGGCTCTGCATCTGCCGGTTCGGCATAAACGCAAATCTCATCGTCATGGCGATCCATGACATGATAGCGAATAACCTGCTTTCCGCTTTCCAAAGTGACAGGCATTTTCTCGATGATGTAACCGCCGCCGCTCATTCTGCCTGCCCCCCAAGTGCGGAGGCGGCGAGAACTTGCTGATATTCAGCCCAAGTTCTGCGTCCCCAATTTGCGGATACTACAAGCTGCATCCCCTCTGTCGGCTCCTGTAGAGCGGCGAGGATGGTGGAGAGGATGCGATCTGCCATATTGAATGGGATTGTTGCTAACCCACGAGCGCAATCCGCGTGGATGATGTGAGCAATTCCATCTCGCAATGCTTCCTTACTAGCCATGGCTGGCCTCCTTTGCGTTTAGGCTCAGGTAAATGACAGCGGCCAATGACAGGCCGACGGCCACGCCGCTAGTGAACAAGCCGATAAGGCTGATGATCAGAATGTTGCTCACGGCTTGCTGGCCTCCTTTGCGCGCAAGAGGGCGATCAGAAGGGCGATGGCGGGGTTAATTCCCCACGACACATGGTTGTCCGTCAGAGATGCACGCCATTGATGATTGCTGTCGAATGCGATCCGATTGATCCAAACGCGTTCGTTTGGCAACACTCTCTCAGCCAGCGCGATAGCGGCGTCTACAGAGGCGGTGTAGGCAGGTGGAAGCGGCAAATCAGGCCCATCGGTGAAATAAACCCACGGCTCGCCATCGTCGTTATAAACGATGTTTTGGATGCGATCTTTCGGCCAGAAGTCCGTTGCCAACGCGATGGCTACATCCATCGTGTACCGAGGCCCGGTTAGTTTGGATAGGCGGCCGATGAGTGCGCTCATGCTAATGCCTCCTTGGCAGACAGAAGCTTCATGCCTGGCACTGGAAGGACACGAATTGGCCCTTCCGAAAGTGCTTCGATCATCGGTAAAAGCATCTGCATATAATCTTGGTTGAGCACTACGACGCCGAAAGAACCATCGGACAGTTCAACCGCGATCTGTGCGATTTTCAGGTTGGACCTCATGACGGCTTCCCTCCCAGCACGGCGCGGGCAATGTCGCGAAGTTCTTCCGGGAATGAAAGTTCAATCTTGGCGATCATGGTCAGCGCCTTTTCAGCAGCCGCGAGCTTCTCCTCCAAGGAGTCTATTGTCTTCTCGTAACCTTCCTTACGATTTTCATACTCTTCGTGGTATGTTTCGAGCTTGGCTTCGAGTTCAGCCTTATCGCTAGCGTAACCCAGAGCCTCAGCTTCCGTGTCGTTACAGAGTTTCTCCAACTCCTTAATCCGCGCATCCTGCGCCGCGTTGTCGGCTTCGGCCTTCTCCGCGCGTTCCTGCCACTCCTTGTCAACTACGCCCACTTGTTCCAGTTTTTCAGTCAGGTATTCTGGGGATGTTAACTCCTCAATCCGCGCATCCTTCGCCGCCAATAGCTCCACAGCCTGCGAGCGGGTGCCAGCAAGAAGATCGTTGATGAGCTTTTCGACCAGATCGTATTGCTCTTTATGAGCGGTCGGGTTTGGGGAAAATTCCCATGTGTAGCGATGTATCGCATCGACAATGGTGCAAGCCGTGTCTCGCGGCGTCTTCACCAGTCCCGTATCTGTAGCGGCAGGCGCGGGGCGGGTGTTCATGGCGTCAACAATTTGCTTGGCTTTATGTGTTTTCATCGTTGCAACCATTGCGCCATGATCGTCATAGACCCACGAATAGGCGTCTTCACCTTCTGGGCCGTACTGAATATCATACTTCCAAGGCTTCAGTTCACTCTCCATGACGGTCGCCTCCTGATGGGTGGGTGGATCCCGGTGAGGATGGAAGGGCTTCGAAGCGACCATCTTCAAATTCTAACCTTGGACGTACCCAGATCGCGCCATCATCTACACTGCGATAGATGGCGACTTCTTCCATATCTATGGACTGATCAAAGCCTTCTCGGCTTACCTGCCAATTGTCGGCCTGCATTTTTCCGATGCCGATCAGCGAATAATCAGTGCCGCGCTTCCTATGCCGGTGCGTCGGCATCCACCCATCCCCCTCGACCTTACCGGCGTCGGCATGGTCCGGGGAGGATAGGGCGCGGATCGCGGCGGCTGCATCTGCGAACAAGTCTTGTGCAGCTTCAATATCGACAATATCGAAGGTGCCGCCTTCTTCGGTGTCCATTGAACCTTCATATTGAAGGCCAGCATCAAGGCGTTCCAGTAGCTCTTTCAGGTCGCCTTCCTCCAGCACAGCCGCTCTGCCAGCGGATGGCTCTAGGGTGGACAGGATGTGATTTTCCGTTGCTTTCATCACCCACCAATCTAGGCAGTCATGGACCGTAATTGTCTGTCCACGGACCCCAGAAGTAGCTTTTCGCATAGCTTTAGCTGCCGCATCTATGATTACTTCATAGTCATCTTCACCCAACGTCTTCACCTTCACCCCTTGCACGGGGAGGAAGGGGATAGCATCAGTGACAACCAAGTCTCCAAGCTGAAAGGCTGAACTTAAAGCCTGAAAGTAAGCTTCGCGGTCGTCAGCATCGTTCGATTTGAAAGCCTTCTTACGCAAATCGTTGATCTTGGTGGCAAGCTCCGTCTTTTCACTCGCCATCCAAACTTTCAAACGGTCTTTCCCGCGCAATTGGCGCTGTACGGCTTCTTCCGGTAGGGTGGTCATGGCTTGTGCGTCCACCATCACCGCAACTCCTTCATCGCAGCGACGAAATCAATGATCGGGTCAAGATCGATGCGCGCTTCCGATCCATCATCGAGGATCATAAACAGCGTATTGCCTTCGCAGCGGTGCAGTGATGCATCTTCATCGAAATAATCGGACACGTTATCAAGCTGGCACTTTGCTCGAAAAATCAGGTCTTCGTAGTCAATCATCTGGGTCAGTTTCATGATGAAATACCTTCGCTAACAGGGCGACCGAATATGTCGCGCTTACGGGGAGGGAGGGGTTTTGTGAGGCGTTTTGGCTGCTTGTCCTTGGTGGCAAGCTTTGAAGACGGCGATTTGATACCCAGGTGTTTATCCTGCTGCCGGTTCACCTTGGCACGCACAGTGGCTTCAGCCTTGGTCTTGGCCGTGTGCTCTTCCTTGCAAATCGCATGGAGATTGCTTTCGCGATGCTCTCCGCCTAGCCAGAGCGCGACCTTGTGATCGAATTCCGGTTTGTTGCCGGGGCCGAATGGCTTACTCGACAATGCACAACAGCCACCCTGACGGTTTACGATCCGACGCTTTACTGCATCAGGGATAGCAGCATCGTCGTTCTTGCCGATCCATTCCTTAACGGTGCGGGCCATTAGTTCGCCTCCGGCAGATCATTGATCTGTTCCGCGCTGAGCTTCGACAGGTTGGCAACGCGCCATTTGTCAAATTCCTCATCGTTCTGCATGACTTGAGACAAGAAGATTGACACAGCATCGACACGACCGAGGGTAGGTTTATCAACCCATGACGGTGCGTTCTGTTTGATGCCACGATACTGGTCACGCATAACGTCCAGATCGCCGCCGATCATTGCCGAGGCGATAAGCATGTTGACCGAGTTCAGTACCCATGCATCGGCGTCAGTATCGGTAAAGGAAGGTTCAGACGCACCCTGTTCGCCCGCATCCGGCTCGCTGGCTGGCGTTTCAGGTTCCGGCGGCACATTGTTCGTCTGGGCCGTTGCCGGTTCTGCTGAGAACGGGTTTTCAATCTTGGCGTGATCCGAAATAGCCTTGACGGTTCCGATGAACATTTCTTCAACGGTCGCTTCACCATTCTTCAAAGCCGAATACATGCCGCGCAGTGTCGCGATATGATCGACAGTGATGTCTTCCTCGCCCTGAACGCCAAGCGATGCAAAAATCTGATCGGGCTTCACACCGAATGCTGCCAGAGCTTTGAAAGCCTTTTCACGGTTTTCGGATAGCGTGGTGATGTCGCCAGTGATGGTTGCCTGAACCATGTCATAGGCTTTGCGCCACAGAGGTTTAGGAACGCCAGCAAGGATCGCGTTGCGCATGGCTATAGAGCAGGCCGCATTGCCGGTGACGATAATCATGTCATCCTTGAACACGCGGCCGGCTCTGTCAGTGATGCGGCGACGAACACGCGCAGTTGATGCGGCGTTTGTTTCCAGATCGTGGAATACGCCTTCTGCTTCGATGTATCCTTCCGTCTTATCAACGTGGACAACGCGAGCGGCAGCGCGGCAATTGCCGTATGATTGCTTCAGTATCTCAGCAAATCGGATCGATGGGCCACGGATAGGCTTGCCGCCGCGAGGAAGGGCATAGATGCATTCTTCCGCACTTTCCTCATCCAGTGTTGCCATACCAAGAATGTTCGACTGTACGCGCTTCAATGAGCGCGGGAACGCATGGGCTGTCGATACCAGTTGGTCGATTTCGGCTTTCTGTAACTGCACAGCCATACTCGTTGAAGCTAGAGCTGTTGTTTCTTCAAAAACTTCGCCGTCCTGGGTGATAATTTCTTGGTTCATTTCAGGCTCCGATAAGCTTCTGCTGGTACCAAACCGGAAAATCCGTTTCCGTGGCTTCTTCAAGTGGTGTGGATGGCACCCATGCCGTGTCGGTACCGAACTCGCCCATGAAAAGGCGGTAGTTCTCGACGGCTTGGGCGATACGTTCGGCGGCTCTGTCGAACAGTGGGTTGCCCGGTGACAGCATTATACCGTGCGATATCGGCGCGCCCTTCTTCTGCCAGAACACGAATACGAAGGCGAAAACCGGGTTGCTGACTACCTTGGAAAGCCATTCCTCTTGACATGCCGGCAGACCGAAAACCTTCCCGGCCCGGAATAGTCCCTTCATCTGGCGGCGACCGTCCGAATAATGGCCGGCGGAAACGATATAGTCGTAGCTGGCCATCGCATCCCGGCAGGCTTGCTTGAACTCTTTATCGCTCCGGTTCTCGATAGACTTCAGATCGACAATCGAATTGATCTGGAGATAATCGAAGCGAGCTTTGTAGCGGATGCCGTTCACGGTCCAGAACACCGAGACTTCCGGCTGTCCACCTTCGAATGCCCGCGCCAGCGTCTTGTTGGCCTTGATGAAGGCCGATGCCGCAAGGATTTTCGAATAGTCCTTGAACTTCACCGGCACCTTACCGGCGGCTACAATCGCTGCGATTTCATCCTTCCCGGCCTTGACGTTACCTGGGTTCACATATGCCGCGTGGTTCTCCTTGAACTTCTCCACGCCTTCGAGAACGCACATGTGAAGCTGGCGACCGAATATCTTAGCCGGGGTGTCGTCGTCATCGTCACGGGCCGGGTTCATCGGGCTATCCCACCAGAAATCCGGTGCGTTGCCGATGAGCTTTTTCAGACCCGTTGAACCAAGGGCAGGATCAGCGTGATATTCCTCGTCAGACATACCGAAGTAGATGCCGTCCTCATGCAAGGTGTCAGTCACGATCACCTCCACGCTTCAAAACCCGCATAAACCGCTTGAGCAAAGACTGCTGTGCATTCCCGTGCGCGGTCTGGATTTTGCGAAGCTGCTTGTTCACGATCTTTTCGCAGTCGGAGCAGATGTCGCGGATATCGTCGGTCCGATAGATTTCTCGGACTTCGTTAACGTAAGCCGAATGCTCATTGCAGATGTCGCACCTAGGCATAATTGCCTCCGCGTGCTCGTATCATTGCATCGGCCATCGCGTAGCATTTGTGAGCTAGAGCATCTGCGTCTGAGCCGTGGTCTGTAACTGGCCATCCAGCTAGTGCTTGACCTGCGAAGTAATCGCGGAGGTCCATGCCATCCTGTTCATAATTCCCACCGAGGGACGTTTCAGCCATAGGGCGAGGAAACGCCGGTCCACCTGTCTCTATCTTCGACATCACGCGGCCTCCGGCTTGCGGAACGTGTAGGCTTCAAAGTCGTCTGACTTAGGAAGTCGGTTGAATACATCGGTGTCACCGTAAGCCGTAATCTCAAGCGACCCGGCGTCAGTAGTGATGCGGATTTCGTGCATGTTGCCGTTTTCGATGAATGTCCGGCAGAGTTCGATCTTCTGGACACCGTGCAAGGTGATTTCTGCTGTCTTGCTCACATCACTCTCCCGAAAAATCTGCCAGCCCGGCTTCCAGAGCGCGGACGTATTCAGCGTTCTCGGCTGCTAGTTCGCTCTGCATCTGGATTGCTGTCTGGATTACCTGTTGCGTGAACCGATCCGGCTTCTGTCTGTCGTGGCCGGATACGTGGATTGTCTGGGCGCGGGGCTTGCCGCTTACTTGGATGATGGTAGTCATGCGGCCCTCGCTCGTATCTCGAAGCCTTTGAAGCGTTCGTCGTACTCACCTTCTAAAACCCGGAAGATGGTTTCATGATCGCCAGAGCGCAGCATGGGCTCAATCATCGGCCAGAGCGTTTCACTGGCGTAAAGGCTCGTCCCATCGTGCCAGCATGGCTGACCAATTACTGGGCAGTTGATGTGGTCCGGGGCTTCATCGCAACGGTAACCAGAGGATGCCGCATGGTGAAATTCCATACCGGCAGAAGGGCCATATCCTTCGGTAATCGATACATGGAAGTGAACGCCGCCCATCGGGCCTACGAGTTCCCAACAATGGCGAGCCGAACCGAATGGCTTGGTCCATGTGTATTTGTGGTGACGGAAACGGGACATAACGAGCCTCACACTTTCTCGGCCAGACACACGGCCCATACTGCAAACGTTGCGATGAAGGTTGAAACGGCTACAAAGGATGCGATGTCGGTGATCAGGTCACGCATGGTCACTCTCCCTGCGCATCTCGCGCATATGGTCGGCATGATCGTCGGCTGCTTGCTGGGCTTGTTCTTTGGCCTCTGACATCAGCCATTCGTTGAACCCACGAGCATCCATGAAGCGGTCACCAATCGACCAAGGCAGCTTCAATTCATCCTCGCCATCGAGGAAGCGAACGCTGTCTATTTCAACAGTTGGGTTCTCTGCTGGATCAGTCGCCGTTGCTGGCAGGAACCTGGTAACAGTGAACTTGACTTCCATCGTCAGTTCGAACTCAGTGCCACATTCCCAGCCGCTGATATGGACATCCTGACGTGCGATAAAGCTATTCACGGCCTCGTCCTCTTGCTCTGGCACAGCGCGATAAAAGCGACGATCAGTGCCATGGTGATTAGGTGATCGAATGGGGAGAGGGTCACTTCACCCTCCGCTGGCAAACAACTTCCGTGGTCATCAGACGAAGCGCCTCGTAAGGCCCGGTCTGATATGGGCGGTGAATAAGATCGTTCGCGTGGTTCACGATGCCCTTGCCAACAAACTCGCAATCCTCACGGTCCCAGAATGGCCCGATCTGCTGCGTTACCCGGTTCTCGATCAGGACAAACCCAACATGCGGATCATGTGGACGGGTGGCCGGTACGACGGACAGAGCCGTGGAAATCATCAGTGCAGAGAACATCAGGCTACTCCCCGATAGATCGATGGTGATTTGAAAGACCGCTCATGGCGGACCTGATTGCGCCGGTCCTCTTCTTCCTCGAAAGCCATCTGCTTGAAGAAAGGCGTGTCCTTCACCCACAGAGGCGGGTTGTCGAAATCGCCAGAAAAGTACGGTGCGGCCTGTTCGTTGATGTTCGTCCCGGTCAGGGTCGCGCAATCAAACAGGATGATGTCTGTTGCATTCCGGTATGTTGCCTCGTTAGCCACATCGAAGAACGTGGCACCGCGAACCAGCATCGGATCGAACCATTCCCAGCCCGAAGACGTGGGCACCTTCAACAAGATGCGATCATCAGTATTCAGAGCTGCTTCACACATCGCTTGATCCCTTGGTGAAATCTTGCGGTCCAGATCGGCGCGTTTGCTTCTTCGTGGACCGCTTTGACATGCCCAATGTTGCATACGACACAATTCATGTCAACACGAATAATGTTGAAAGGTGAAAAAACAACACATGACGTGTTGCACAACATGTTGGATCGGGATAAAAGAAAAGCCCCGGAGCGGTGATGCTGCCGGGGCCTAAAGCGGTCTCAATGTCAAGAATTGTGTAGCATAACAAGCATCGTTACACAACCGAAATGATCGCTTCGGGGCGCTGAATGATGCAAAATCTTGGGTCTGCTCGGAGGTTCCCGCCAAGATCGAGTGTTTTCTAAGCGCAAAAGAAGCGGTCTTTTTACGGATTTGACCCGTTTTCACCGATCACCCGGCGCATGAAATCCACAGCGGTTCCTCATCCCAGGCTGATGAGGCGGTCTTAGCGGGTTAGACGCCGCTCGACTGGTTTGGATGCGACCTGAGAGAGTGAACTGCCGATATAAGCCTTCATGCATGGAGACGGACTGGCCCACCGGGGAAATAGGGCAGGCAGGGATACTAAGACTTCATGGCATCCCGGTTCATCGCGATACGGTGAACTGAAGAAGACGGAACCCTTCTCGTATGAAGGTGAACGTCTTGATAGCCAGAGGTGTGTCTAAAATCTGGGAAAGGGTCTGAAAATGCCAATAAAACCAGAGAAAATGAAGAATTATGTTGGCGGAGGAACTCATTCAAAAGAATGGAAAACGTTTCGCGCCAGTTTGCTTGAAAGAGCAAAAAATCGTTGCGAAGGGACACCAATGTTCCCGGCCTGTGAAGCTGTGAATGGTGAACCCCATCCAGTCACTGGAAGCAAAGTGGTTTTGACTATAGCGCACATGGATCACGACGAAACTCACGCTGATCCAGAACGTTGCCGGGCACTCTGCCAGAAGTGTCACCTGTCTTGGGACGCAAAGCATCATGCGAAGAACGCAGCGTTGACGCGCCGCCGGAAAGCGCCACAGATTGATATTGAGGACTTCTTGTCCGGACAGGCTACTTGATTACACCAAACCGTCGCAAAACACGTCCAACAATAAATACATCGTCAGGTCGCTTCTCTTTGATCCTGTGCCGCGTGTTGTCAGAAATGATGCGAATAATGTTCTCTCCATTCTCCTGCGAGACTTCGAGGCGCTTCACAACAAGGCCGCCGATTTCATCAAGGATCGCATAGATGCCGTCAGGCGAGGGCCACCGGTGGCGGGTATCGACCACGACCACATCGCCCTCTTCAAGTGTCGGATACATGCTGTCGCCCTGCACCGGGATAAATACGGTGTCCTGTGGGTGAAGGCCGAGGGACGTGTAAACGGCAGGCGGAAGCCGCCAGTAATCAGACACAGCCTCAGCCGCGAATGTCATCCCCTTATGACCTGGTACACCTTCATTCACAATAGACAGCCCGCCCGCACCCATGCCGCCGGTGATGTCAATCTGAGGTGACGTACCCTCCGGCGCTCCACGGAAACCAGTCTCGCGGCCAAAGGTTAAGGTTTCGTCTTCAATTTCGTCCGGTTCGTCTGGGTCAAAGCTGGAGATCATTCCCTTCTTAGGAAGCGGTGTGCCTTCCAGCAGGTAGGAGACGGTTACACCGAATTTTTTGGCGTATTGCTTCGCTTCATCAACATGAAACTCATTCTGCCCGTTCTCGTGTGCACGGTATGTTGAAGCGGAAATACCTAATGCTTCCGCAGCTTTAGCCGCAGATGTGAAGTTTGCCGCTGTACGAGCAGCCTTTAATCGTTCGCCCATTGTGTCCATGAAAATCAACATTTCAGATAAATCGACATAAATCATGTTGACATACCGACACGAATAGTGTTGATTGGACGACATGGAACACGTAGACGACATTTTCGAGAAGTTTGGAGGCACGATGGCTTTTGCACGTGCCATCGAAATCAAACCTTCTGCCGCTTCGGAAATGCGGCGTCGGAAGTCCATACCCGTGCGCTATTGGCCGAGGCTGATCGGTGTCGCTTTCGAAAAGGACATCGTTTTGACTAACGATATGTTGGTCAACATGCACGTGTTGAACGAGCAGGCAAAAGGTGCTGCTTGAACCAGAGAGATGACATGATTGAGCGGTGCGCTTTTGCACTGTTCCAGTCCTTCATTCGAAACGCGGTGGGCACATGCCGAGCCAAGCGGGACATGATGGGCAATGTCATGGGTCTGGAAACGCCAGAAGAGGCCGCACAGCGGCGTTGGCGCGATATGCCGGAATTGTCACGAGAACGATTTAGGGCCGAAGCATCGGCTGTTCTCGCAGCAGCTTAACTGATTGCCCACCGGGTCCCCACGCCTCCAAGCCCGCCCCGGTGAGCAACCGCCCGATGCTTGTTTCGCCCCCTGAGCGAGCATCGGGCATCTAATTCAACCATGAGGGTTTCGAACCATGAACGGCAACTGGATCATCGCATATCTGTACACTGCGGGTTTTGTTGCCTGTTCGGTTCTCGAATTCTCGCCACCCAGCCGATCACCGAAATGGATCAAATGGGTTCTCGTAATAGGCTGGCCGCTTTGCGTGATGATTGCGGCTGCGGCTGGCATTTGCCGGGGTCTCGTTCGAGGTATCCGGCCATGAGTACAAGATCAATTGGACGCCCGTATCAGTTTTCCAGGCTTTCCGGGCAATCCGCTTCATCTTCATCACTAACCGTCCCTTTTAAACACCGGCACGTTTCGTCGCCCGGCTATGGATCAACACATAGCTGGAAGGACGAACAAGGTGTTGTCATTCAAGGACAAGAACATGTTGCAGTGTGACACAGTAGAAGCTCAACGAATGATGCGCGATGCGTTCCCTACGCGCCGGACTGGCAGCGTTAAGGCGTCGATCTATCAGGCGTATCGTGCACTCAAGCCACTGCTTATCAAGGATTTTACCCCGCGTCGGGCGCGCTCGATCTGGGAAGGTGCTGCTCGTCGTATCGACGGGGAGGAAATGGATGCCCTTCGGCAACTGAAAATTATGGAGGCTCGACGTGAGCGAGAAGAGGTCAGTGAAAGACTTGCCCAGCTGGATGCTGCGCTTGCCCTTCTGGATCAGGCGACGGCTAGCGGATCGCTGGCGGCGTAAGTCCAAAAATTACGTGTTGTGGTCAGAGAAGATCATCCCTGAACACCTTCAGTTTGTAAGCCGGAGGAAAGACCATGAAACCGAGTGAAGAAGCACTGGCAGCCAAGATTAAACAGCGGCTTGCTGCTGGATTTTCCAAGAGGAGCATAGCCACGGAACTCGGTATCAGCGTCAACGTGGTTTTCCGCCTTGGTAATCCTGAGCGGTACGCGGCTCAACTGGCTCGATCCAGTGAGAAGCGGAAAGAAAAACGCGCCTCTATGCCGGTTGGTGAAGTCTGCCAGCCAAGCGATGCTGCGATGAAGCGTAAAGCAGAAGCCGAGGCAAGAATGGCCGAGCGCCCACGGTTTGATGACCGGACCAAGACTGGCGTTCTAATGGGCGATCCAATTTTTCAGCGCAGCGCGCTTTACCAGAAACAACAGCAAGAGGCTCCGGCCCGGAGGTTCGCATGAACGACCGTGTAGCCAGCATATTGATCAATGCCGGGTGGTTTCTAGTCGCTATGGCACTCATTTTCGGACCAGTCTCATGCGTCGTGGCGAGGTACTGAGATGACCGAGTACAATCCGTCCGATGACGCGAAGAAGTGCTACGAGCTTGCTGTAGAGGCAAAGCGCGAGCGTGGGGACACGCATTGGCCTGATCGCCTGCCGTACCGCCGCAAGGAAGTGATTGGCGACTGCACTCTGTATCTGGGTGATTGCATGGAAATCATGCCGACACTTGGAGAGGTTGATGCGGTGATCACCGACCCACCGTATGGAGAACAGACGCACGATAACGCGAAGAGCAATCGTAATGGCGGATCCGGCAAGAAGGCTATCAATTTCGCTGCAATCGATGCTGCCACGTTGAAGTCTCTTATTTCCGACTGCGCCAAGCTTTCTCCGCGTTGGTTCGTCTCTACGATGGAGTGGAGGCACATTGTGTCGTTCGAACAGGAACCGCCAGAAGGTTGGGATTTCGTGAGGTTTGGCGTCTGGGTGAAAACAAACCCAATGCCACAGATTAGCGCTGACAGACCCGCTCAGGGGTGGGAAGGAATAATTTACCTCCACAACCCAGCTAGCGGAAAGAAGGCGTGGAATGGTGGCGGCTCTCACGGAAATTGGATTGGATCGTTGGTCACAGACGGCGCTCACCCGACCGGCAAACCAGTTGCCATGTTTCAGTCCTTTGTAGAGCGCTTCACCGATAACAGTGAGACTGTTCTAGACCCATTCATGGGCAGCGGGACGACGGGCGTTGCCTGCGCCAAGGCTGGCCGCTCTTTCGTAGGTATTGAGCAACACGAGCCATATTTCGAAATCGCCTGTGAGCGCATCCGTAAGGCTTACGCGCAGCCAGATATGTTCGTGCAGGCCGCTCCAGTTGCCCAGCCGAAACAGGAGCCTTTGCTATGAGCAGAAACCAGCCAGAATTACAGGTCCACAAGGCCATCATGGCTTATCTGGACCGAGTGCTTCCGAAAACCGTGCGAGCGTTTCACCCTGCAAACGGAGGGCGCAGAGACGCCAAGACAGGCGCAATGCTTAAGGCCCTCGGTGTGAAGGCAGGCGTTGCCGACATCGTTCTAGTTCGTCAGGGCGGCGTCATGGCCTTTCTCGAAGTGAAAGCTGGGAAGGGATCACCATCGCCAGCACAACGCGACTGGCAAGACTGGTGCGCCGAGAATGCAGTGCCTTACGCCATCGTCAGATCGATAGGCGACGTCCAGACTGTTCTCTTGGACTGGAACATTCAGACGAGGGCGGCAGCATGAGCGTTGTAGCAGCTATTCGTCGGATGCTTTCCGATGGCCTTACAATCGAGCAGGCGCTTATCGCAGCCGAAGCAATCGAAAGCGAAGTGGCACCGAGGCGTAAAGCCAAGCCGGTACAGGACGAGATCGAAGCCGAGTTCGAACAACACTTCTGGCCGATCTATCCCCGCCGCGTCGGCAAGGGGCAGGCGCTCAAGGCGTACCGATCAGCCCGCAAGGCTACCGATCTAGAAACAATCGTTGTCGGCGTCCGCCGGTACGCGGCTGCCAGAAGCGGCGAGAACCCGGATTACACCAAGCACCCGGCGACATGGCTTAACGGCCAATGCTGGACCGATGAACCGGCAATGAAGGCGATACCGCACAGCAGACCAGCAAACCCGCGTCAACAGATGTGGATTGACGAGTTCAACAAGCAGAACGGACCTCTCCATGAACCAGATAGCGACAACGGATCATTATTGGACCTTGGCGACTGCGAAGGACAAAGCCGCAGCAATGGCGGGACTGTCCGTCTTGCCTACGCGCGCTCTCGCTAACCCTGAGGCTGAGAAGATGGCATATCAAATGGCATTGGATGGCGTCACAAAGCACGGGCTTGATACCGCGGTCAAAAACATAATGGCCGGATCGCTCGGTCACGGATGGATGCCATCACCTCCAGAGCTTCGCATTCAGATTGATGAAGTGATGCGGCCAATCAAGGAAGCTCGCGCACGTGATCAGAAAGAACGCCGCATCCTCGAAGATCAAGCCAGAGATCGCAAGCGGCGCGGCATGACGCCAGAACAGCGCCAGAGAGCCAACGAGAAGTGGCAATCGGCACGAGCCGCAATGAAAATGCATACCGAGGAAGAAAACTCCTATGAGGCGGCGATTTCACGCCTTCAGGCAGCATCAGAAGCCAACGGCAACGATTTCAATCTCGACAGAATAACGAACGCGACAACGGGTCCGTTCAAACAGGTAGGGAGGGCGCAGTAATGGTTGTCGCCGCCTATTCATCAAGAACCGAACGCGCAGCCCGCGCCTATCTCGCCAAGAAGGCGGCAGAGCAGAAGGCAATTGAGGAAGCGAATAAGCCAGTCCAGATCGAGACACAGCCAGAGCGTGAACTAAGCGCTGTCGAGATGCTCGCAATGGAAGCAGTTCGCCAGTTTGAAGATACCGGAAAGATAAGCGTCGAGATACAGACGCACAACATACCGGTGAAGGCGATTATCAGGGCTGTATGTGAAGGCACTGGAATAACGCTGAAAGATGTCCTTGGCGATGGCAGGACGTTTCCTGTCAAGGAAGTCAGACACAAGGCGATGTGTGTTGCTGCACTGGCAAAGCGTCAATCGCTAATCTTGCTGGCCCGTGAGTTCAAGCGCGATCATACCACGATCCTTTCAGCGCTGGAGAAGCACGGTATCAAGCGAGAGCCGATCCGCAAGAAGCGCGAAATCACCGAGGATGACCTTCGTAAGATCCACGAAATGCGCAACCGAGGCGTAGGGCGGCACAAGATCGCCCGCCTGATGCAAATGGGCACAGCGCGAGTAGACGCAATCCTGAGTGGGAGAGAGGGCGTAGTGATACAGTCGCGTGTGGTGGAGCTATTCGAGCAGGGCTACGACACTTACGACATCGCGAAGATCATGGGGCTGTCCGAGCCGCAAGTGTGCGATCGCCTTCACCAAGCACGGGAGCGCGCCCGCTACAATGATAGCAAGAGGGCGGCATGAATAACTTCGCAGCGTACCTGAGAGAAGTTCATGGAGGATGGTGGGTTATGCTCCGCTTCGCCCGCAATGCACGTCCAAGCCCCATTCTGAGCAAAGGCGGTGTACCAATCATCTACACAAGCGAGCTTCACGCCACACAGGAAGCGCTCACACACCTTCTTGCATATATGAACGGGAAGTATCTGCGCGAGGGTGAAATCGCTTCCATGGAGCCTACGGAGCGCGAGAAGGTATTCGGTGCCGATGGAACAATCTATCGCAACGGTAAAGCGGTAAAGGTTGAACGGAAAAGGGCGGCAGCATGAGCCAGTATCTGAAGACTTCATACGACGACGATCCGATCATGTACGCCTTCTTCATCGGATGCGTTCGATGGGCGCTTGGCGAAGAAAAGGTCATGGACGAGTACCGGAAACAGACCGGGGACAGATATGAACCTGGAACCAACGGCCTAGAACGCGCCATAGATCGCGCAACCGGAAGCGACCTTGGCTTTCTACAGCGTTTCTCGGATTGGGTGGAGCTTAACCTGTTCGGAACGCCTGACGAGGTTTACGGGAAGGGCTGCGATGACTGACAACGTGAACCGCCCAGCCCACTACACCGGCCATCCAAGCGGGATCGAATGCATCCAGATCACGGAACACATGGGCTTCAATCTGGGGAATGCCGTGAAATACATCTGGCGTTGCGATCTGAAACAGGACGCGATTGAAGACCTGGAGAAAGCGCGTTGGTACATCGACCGGGAAATCAAGAAGCGCAAGCGGGTGAGGGTGACGGAATGACAGTTGACCCTCGTGTTTATTCGATATGCGCAGAGTACGGCATCAAGATCGTGGATGCTCACCGATACCCGGATATTGGCGAAACACGGGCGGTCGCCACACTGGACCGGATACTGCGCAACCATGGAGAAGGTCATTTCCGCTTGGTTATGACCACATTGGCGGAAACCTCTAACAATCGGGCGTATCTTGATGAATACTCGTGGTGGATGGCCTCGGATATGGTGATTGCCAACCGTGGCCTGATCGAGCGCGATCCGTCCGCATGGCTTGAATTATGGGATGCAATACCGCTAGGGCGTCTTCAATTCATGATGAACGACCTTTCCGGCGTTGTCCCACAAAGACACGCATTATCTGGCGTGGTATTTGAACGTATATACCGACGCTTTGGACCGAATGCAGATCAATTAGATTTGCTCGATGACAGGAGGACAGCATGACGCCGTTGGAAATAGCTGAACTGTTCATCCGAGGCGCAGAAGTTGACCGGCGGTTGCCACAGACAGCGAAGCCGAAGCAGTTGAAGGCGCAGAGCCTGGGATATGTCCATAGCTGGGCTGAAATGCGTGAATGGGGCGATGAGCGGCATAAAGAGCATCGCGCCGAGATGTTCGCCAAGACCAAGCTGACGACGCAAGACGTATCAGAGTGGGAACGGTGCAACCAGCTTATCCTTTCCGTGAAAGACGATATGCGCCGTCGCTGTCTCTGGGCATGGGCCAACGCACAAGCTGGCGGGACGCCGTTTGGCAAATGGTGCACGAAGCAGGGCTTCACCAGAGAAACAGGAAGAAAGCGAAAAAACCGGGCGATTTTAGAGATTTTCGGTGAGATTGCCCGCACTAACGGCCAAAATTACAAAAACGGCCTAGAAGGGGTGTTGCATGTTTGCCCTGAAAACGGTCAGATTGAGGTCACAATCGGAGACCATGCGGACAGCGAAAAGGTGCTGACATGGCGGGATGATTTCTCGCTAACGCACGGTGAAACCGAACCGGATTTCAGTTGGGCAGAAGCCCGAAACGAAAGACGCCGCCAGAAATACGCTGAAAGGCGAAAGGCGGCATAAGCGGGTGCAAGTAGCAGGCGACCGAATGTCCAACCGGTTGCCGGGAGGTGCAAATCCTCCCACAGCGCCAGTTTACCCACCTGTCGCGTGTCGGCAGGCCCAAGGCGTGAATGCCTTGCTTATTCCGAGCCACTGGCCCCTCATCTGGTCTCGGTGTGGTGTTATGAGGGTGACGCGGGAAAGGACCGTACCGTAATCGGCTAGCTGTAGATTGCGCGTCGTTCACGATGGCGACGAAAAACAACCATCGTCTGAATAAGCCCTGCAAAGGGCATAGGGTGGCCCGCCCTTGGCAAGAATAACGGGCACTTATTCGAGGCAACGCCTCAACGGAATGCAATCGTCTAACGGTCTATGTGCCGCCCATCATTCGCCGGTAAGGTTCGACCTCCGATATGGTGCAATCCTCTTTTGCATGGGTATGTCACGGGATGCATAGACGCGATGATATGAGCGGGGAACCGAGCTAAGCCAAAAGGCTACGGCACCGCGAAAAGATCAAGCAGTTAGACGATTGCCCTTTATCCGTATGGTGGTAGGCCACCGTATAACGAAGTCGTCCCGTACCCAATCGGGACTAGGTGCCGGGCCGACGCGGTGAAACATCCGTATCCCGGAAGTCGTCGGATGCATACGGCGCAACAACAGCCGTCGCCTTCGGGTGGCGGCTTTTTCATTGGAGAGAGGTACGGAACTAAAATGGGATGGCTTCATCCTGCGGCATAGACCGGAGCTTCAGGAAGTCATCACGTTCAAAGATGCCGTACTCTTCTATCCAGACCTTAAGGTCAAAGGTGGCGTGTCGGACGAACTCTTGGGCGGTTTCGAGTTCGATGAACTCATATGGCCGAGACGTCCCGTCTTCGAGTAGTTCCAATACCTTGATCTGATACATTGCTGCCTCCTGTTCCCATCAGGATAATGCAAATATCTAAATGCAGGATCAATAGTCAGCCCCGCCATTGAGCGGGGTTTTTCATTTTGGGAGCGGCACTCCTTTCACTCATCCCACCGGGCGATGAGGCAATAGCTACACTCGTGGGTGAAGAGCCCAACGCTGGCTGCTCCGAGGTGCGAACCCTGCATATCAACGGCGTGAAGTGGGCAGGCCCGGTAGATACCAACAGAGGAACGGATATGACACCTGATGCCATACCGCAGGATATCTGGGAACTTGCTGATAAAGCCCACAATGCGATGTTGCAGGCAGATACTCACGACGACCAAATAGACATCATCGCATTTGCAGTCCTCGCAGAGCGCATACGGTGCGGCGCACTAGCCAACAAATATCGACACGAAACATCGTCTCTTATGTCCATGCCGCCGCAGAGCGCCGCAGCCGCAGCGATAGAGCGCGCAATTCTTTCCGGGGAACCCATATGAACCGCAGACGCTTCCTTTCATTCCTCGGCCTCGCTCCTGTAGCTGCTGCCGTTCCTGCAATGGCACTGCCAAGGCCGGAGAAGCCGACTGAGATTGATAAGCTGGTGATTGATGTGAGCGGCCCAGACCCGGAAGCAATGCGCCGCTTGATGGATGACATTGCCAATGATCAAGCGCAGTTCCTTGAACGGGTGTCTTCGGTAAAGGCTGATCGGTTTGCCAACCAGGATGAGACGTTTGTCTTCGACACCAAGGAAGGCACCATTACCATGAACGTTGCGATTGTCTGACCATGCCCAAGCCCATCCAGTTCATGCAAGCCACATGGCAGGACATCGTAGGACTGCGGCACCATCACCTAGCCGCGATCATGCGAGGGCAGACGGATGAGGCCGATGAAATCCGAGACCAGATGCATGCCAGCCTAGACGCGTACCTGGATCACCAGACCGAGGCAGCAGTAGCAGCAGAGCTTAAGGCGAAGGGGTAGAGGATGGCGCGCCAGCTTAATGATCTCTTTGCTGACCGCGATGAGCTTGCCGGTTTCATCGTGCGGTACGTTGCCAAGATAAAGAAGGCATCGTCCGGGTGCTATGAGTGGCAAGGGGCCACAACAACCAAAGGATACGGCGTTATTGGTTTCGGGCCAAGGTCGCGCCACGTAACGTTGTACGCACACCGGGTAGCGCTCTGGTTGGCCACAGGTGCGGATCAACCAACATCGCTTGTCCTGCATTCATGCGACAACCCAAAATGCTGCAATGCAGCGCATCTTTCGTATGGCACCGCTAAGGCCAATAGTGCGGACATGGTTCGTCGGGATCGCTCAACGCGAGGAGAGAGAAGCGCTAACGCCAAGCTCAGAGATGTGATGATCCCCGCGATACGCAGGGACAAACGGACCCTGAAGGCGATTGGCGAAGCGTACGGCGTAGATGCCAAGCAAATACACCGCGTCAAGAGGCGCGAGAGTTGGAAGCACGTGGCATAATGGGACGGTTGAAGACACTGAAGCCACTCGTGAAGACGCTTTCACCGCGCCTTGCTCCTCGACATGAAAATGAAACGATCCGATCTAGGCATAGAGATCAAACCCAGGCTCATCGTCGTTGGTATAAGACCAGCAGATGGCAGAAGCTTAGATGGTCAGTGCTTACCCGCGACCTGTTCACCTGCTCGATGTGCGGGAAGATAGAGACAGACACCAGTCAGTTAGTCTGTGACCACGTAGACCCACACCACGGCGATGAACAAGCATTCTGGTCAGGACCATTTCAGACCTTGTGCAAGCCATGCCATGACCGAGACAAGCAGAGGATGGAGCGGAGATATGGGTAAGGGAACAGCAATCATTGACATAGCTGTAGATACGCTTGGTATCGCTCTTGCCATCATGCCTTCGACGTACAAGGTGATTGGATCAGGTGTATCGATAGCACCGGACACGGTGCGTCTCATTGTGACGAGTGATGACCTGACTTTGGATAAGCAGGTGCATATCACATGCGAAGTTCGGGATGTTGGTAGCCAACGGACAGTCTTGATGAAGCCGGTCGAGCAACATCAGTACCAATGGTCAGAGCCAAACTGGTAACCCGAGGATCGGCAGCCCCTCTATCGAGGTCCCGTGAAACATCGACCGTGAAACATTCTGGGTCATTGATATGTGACAAAAATGTCACTTTTGAAGGGGTGTGACCGAAAAGCAACACCTCAAGGGGGGGCGGAGGTCGAAGTCAAAGACCCCCTCGACCGCCAGACCCGCGTCCCCCACACGCGCAGATTTTTTTCCGCTTAACAAAGGCTGTTAATCGATGGCGTTAACTGAACAGAAGCGCCGGTACGCCGAAGCGCGTATGTCAGGCGCGTCGAAAAAAGAGGCTGCAATAGCGGCTGGATGCCCAGAAAAGACGGCTTCACAGGCTGCTTCGAGATATGAGAAAGACCCGGATGTTTTAGCGGCAATAGGGCGCACACAGGTGGTAAAAGCGGCTGTTAAGCACGAACCACCGGCAGGCGAACCGAACCCGTACATACCGGCTCAGGCCAGTGATCCCCTCAAGTTCTTCGAGCAGATGATGAATGACCCGGAAGCGGACCCGAAATTGAGGCTTGACGCTGCGAAAGCGCTGGCAAGCTTCACGGTAGCAAAGCCGGGTGAAGGGGGGAAGAAAGAACAGCGTCAGGAAAAGGCAGAGAAGGCTATGAATAGTGGCCGGTTTGCGCCGCGCTCCCGTCCTAATCTGAAAGTCGTGTGATGGTTGAATGGACAACGCGATGCCCAGATTGGGAAAAGCGGATTATCAATCGTCAATCGCTGATCCCTTTCGCCCCGCTATTCCCAGATGAGGCGGCTTATGCGCTGGAGAAGTTTAAGGCGCTCAGAGTGCCTGACCTGCCCGGGAAGCCGACATTTGGTGAATGCTGCGAACAGTGGGTATTTGATTTTGTAGCTTCGATCTTCGGAGCGAATGACCCGGAAACAGGGCAGCAGAAGATCGCCGAGTATCTTTTGCTCATTGCTAAAAAGAATACGAAATCGACCATTGCTGCCGGTATCATGTTGACGGCGCTGCTTATCGGATGGCGTGAGGAAGAAGAAATCCTCATTCTCGCCCCAACGCTTGAGGTGGCGAATAACAGCTTCAAGCCTGCTGCCGGTATGGTGCGGGCTGATGACGAATTGGCGGATTTGCTGCATGTCCAAGAGCATACCCGTACGATTACGCATCGGGTGAATAGATCAGCGCTCAAGGTTGTCGCGGCTGAAACAGATACGGTTTCCGGTAAGAAATCGGGCCGCATCTTGATCGATGAGCTTTGGGTGTTTGGCAAAAAGCCGAAGTCAGACGCCATGTTGCGCGAAGCAATGGGCGGCATGGTATCGCGTCCAGAAGGTTTTGTGATCTATCTGACCACGCAGAGCGACGAGCCTCCCGCTGGCGTTTTCAAGGCGAAGCTCGACTATGCCCGCGATGTGAGAGATGGCAAGATTGAGGACAACAAATTTCTGCCGGTCCTGTATGAGTTCCCAAAGTCGATGATCGACACCGGCGAATTTATGAAGCCGGAAAACTTTTACGTCACCAACCCAAATTTAGGTCTTTCGGTTTCATCTGACTGGATTGAACGAGAGCTGACAAAGGAACTGGCAAGCGGTCCTGAAACGAGAAATGTGTTTCTTGCCAAGCATTTGAATGTCGAGATTGGCTCAAATCTGCGCGCCAATCGCTGGCCGGGTGCCGAGTTCTGGGAAGAGCGCACGGACAAGACGATAACCAGTCTCGACGCTCTTCTGGATCGGTGTGAGGTATGCGTTGTCGGGATCGACGGCGGCGGTCTGGATGACTTATTCGGCATGACGATAGTCGGGCGTGAGAAAGGCTCGTGGAATTGGCTTTCATGGTCACATGCATGGTGTCACACAAGCGTCCTTAAGCGCCGGAAGTCTATCGCATCTCTGCTTCGTGACTTTCAGCGGGCAGGTGAATTGACGATTGTCGATGACGCGCTGGATGACATCTCGGACATAATTGGCAAGATCGATTACGTGAAAGAGCGGGGCTTGCTCGCTTCTGTAGCCGTGGACCCAGCGGGCCTAGGTGACATGATCGAAGCTCTGGATGAAATCGGCGTATCGCAGGAAAACGGCAATCTGGAAGGCGTAGCGCAGGGCTGGCGGATGATGACTGCAATCAAGTCGTCTGAACGCCGCCTTGTGAACGGTACGCTGAGACATGCACCGTCATCGCTGATGGACTGGTGTGTGGGAAATCTCAAGATTGAGCCTACCGCGACCGCGATCAAGGCAACCAAGCAAAACGCAGGCGATGCGAAGATTGACCCTGTGATGGCGCTATTCGACGCGGTGACGGTCATGAGCCGGAACCCGGAAGTGAAGCGCGAGAAAACCTATCAGATGATGTTCGTCTGATTTCACTGACAATTTGAAAGATGGAGGTCCGTCATGGAAATGACGCGGCGCGCCTATTCGTGCATCGAAGTCAAAGCGGTGAACGAAGAACGGCGCATCATTCGTGGCGTGGCGACCAGCCCAGCCGTTGATCGTGTGGGTGACATCGTTGACCCGATGGGCGTCAAGTTCCAGAACCCGCTTCCGTTGCTCTGGCAGCACAAGCACGACAAGCCGATTGGCACCGTGAAGTTCGATGCGCCGACCGAGAAAGGCATTAACTTCGAGGCGGAATTGCCGGTCGTGTCCGAAGCCGGAACGCTTCGGGATCGGATCGAAGAGGCGTGGCAGAGCATAAAGCTTGGTCTGGTCCGCGCCGTGTCCATCGGCTTTCGGCCCATCGAATACAGTTTCATGGAGGAAGGCGGCATTCGCTTCATCGAAAGCGAAGTGTTTGAGCTTTCAGCCGTGACTATCCCGGCCAACGAACAGGCCGTGATCTCCAGCGTTGGCAAGAGCCTTGATGCTGATGCCATCGCCCACATCAAGAAATTCGAGTTTCCGACTGAGGAAAAGCAGGCTCCGGCCCAGATGGGCAAGAAGGCGCATGTGGCTCGCTTGGCGGCGGCGACCCATGAGCGGGTGCCATTCACCATCAACAAAATCAATCGTTAATGGAGGTAGCAATGGCTACTTACGCTGAACAGATCGCCGCCTACGAAAACAAGCGAGCGGCAAACCTCAAGGCCATGGAAGACATCATGTCGAAGTCGGCAGAAAAGGGCGAAACTCTCGATGCTGCACAGCAGGAAGAGTTCGACGGACTTCAGGCAGACAATGACGCTATCGACAGCCACCTGAAGCGTCTCCGCACCCTGGAAAAGGCTGCGGCTGAAAAGGCAGTCCCTGCTGCTGGTGTCCGCGAAAGCGACGGCGCACAGGCTCGTGCTGGTGTGGTCGTTGTCCCTCGCGCTGAAAAGCTCGACAAGGGCATCGCATTCGCCCGTATCGCCAAGGTGAAGGCACTCGCCAAGCTCGACGGCGAGAGCGTCCGCACGGTAGCAAAAGAGCTTTACGGTGAAACCTCGTCCGTTTTCGGCTTCTTTGCCAAGGCTGCCGTACCTGCTGCAACGACCACTCATGCAACCTGGGCCGGTCCCTTGGTTGGCGACGAAACGTCGGCATTCGCTGACTTCGTGGAATATCTGCGTCCGCAGACCATTCTCGGTCGCTTCGGTGCGAACGGTATCCCGTCGCTTCGCCGTGTGCCGTTCCGCGTCCCGCTGATCGGCCAGACTTCCGGCGGTGAGGGCTATTGGGTAGGTGAAGGCAAGGCTAAGCCTCTGACCAAGTTCGACTTCGAGCGCAAGACGCTTGAACCGCTCAAGGTCGCCAATATCGCCGTTGCCACTGAAGAAGTGCTTCGCGATAGCTCGCCTTCGGCTGAAGCGATCATTCGTGACCAGCTTGTTGCGGCTCTCCGCGCTCGTCTCGATACGGACTTTATCAACCCGGCCAAGGCTGCGGTTGCTGGTACGTCTCCGGCATCGATCACGAATGGCGTCACCGCTATTCCGTCGGCGGGTGGCACGGCTGATGATGTTCGCGCCGACATTCAGAAACTGTTCGGTGCCTTCATTGCTGCGAACAATGCTCCGACCTCCGGCGTCTGGATCATGTCGGCAACTGTGGCTCTGGCTCTGTCTCTGATGCAGAACCCGCTCGGTCAGGCTGAGTTCCCGGGTATCAGCATGAACGGCGGCACTCTGTTCGGCCTTCCCGTTATCGTTTCGGAATACGTTCCGGTCGTGACTGGTTCGACCGATCCGGATGATGACGGTGCTTATGTCGTTCTCGTCAATGCTTCCGATATCTACTTCGCTGATGACGGCGATGTGGCTGTCGATCTGAGCCGTGAAGCATCGCTGGAAATGGCCGACAACCCGGCCCACAACTCCGGTACGCCGACCCCAGCACAGCTTGTTTCCATGTTCCAGACGAACAGCGTGGCCTTCCGCGCTGAACGTACCCTGAACTGGATGGCTCGCCGTGCGAACGCGGTTCAGGTGCTCTCCGCTGTCAAGTGGGGCCAGTAAGCCAATAGGGCGGGGCGCATTGCGCGCCCTGCCTACTCTTCCATGGAGATTGCCATGAAGCATCTTTCCTATTTCGACAGAGCGATGAAATCCCCGGATCGTCGCTATCTGCGCATCTTCGAGAAGATGGGCTACCGGGAAGAACCTAAGCCGGTCGAAGAACCTGCGCCGAAGCCAAAGGCAAGGCGAAAGGCGGACAATCATCAGGACGATGACGAATGATCGGCTTCATCGGGGCGGCAGAGTTCATTCAATTCATCGGTGATGGTGGAGGAGGGTCAGTCGATCCGGCGTTTCTCGTCACCGTGAACGGTGAAACTGTGACGAACAGCGGCGCACCGGTCACGTATGGAATGGACATAGACCCCGCCTTACTGGTGATGAACGATGGTTCTGTCGTCACGAATAGCGGAGCGATTGTTCTGAACGGAGCATAAGAAATGGCTGAATTATCTACGCTCGGATCGGTCATCAAGACCGCTTACGAAGGTGAGGCGAACACAAATGCCTACACCGATGCTGAAAAGACGAAGCTTGGCGGCATCGCTGCCGGTGCCCAGGTTAACGCCGTTGCATCTGTCGCAGGAAAAACCGGTGCCGTGACGCTAGCAAAAGCTGATGTTGGACTTGGCAATGTCGACAATACGTCAGACGCCAATAAGCCAGTATCGACGGCAACCCAGACGCTTATCAATTCCCGCCTATCTGCGGCACAGCGAACAGCAATCGACGCTCTGACCACTGGCGCTACCGTTGATGACGTGATCGCAGCCCTTCAGGCTGTTTAAGCAAGGATCATCCTATGCGAGTTATGGGCATCAAAATCCCGTTCACTGGAGAACGGAAGGCTCTGTCACAGCCTACCGCAAACCGTGGCGGGTGGTTGCCTGTCATCCGCGAAAGCTTCAGCGGTGCTTGGCAACAGAATGTCGAGATCAATCGCGATCTGGCGCTGACCTATTTCGCCGTGTTCTCGTGTATGACGCTGATTGCCAGCGATATATCGAAGCTCCGCGTCAAGCTTATGCAGCGCGGTGAGGGTGGCATCTGGCAGGAAACTTCCAACCCTGCATACGATCCAGTCCTGCGCAAGCCTAACTCGATCCAGACCCGCATTCAGTTCTTCGAGAACTGGCTGTTGTCGAAGCTGTCGAATGGCAATGCGTACATCCTTAAGCGGCGTGACGGTCGTGGTGTTGTGACGGCGCTCTATGTGCTTGATCCGCAGCGCGTTCAGCCTTTGGTGTCCGAAAGCGGAGACGTTTTCTATCGCCTTTCGACCGATAATATCAGCGGCATCGAACAGGATGTGATCGTACCGGCACGAGAGATCATCCATGACCGATACAACTGCCTGTTTCACCCGCTCATCGGTCTTTCTCCGCTGACGGCGGCTGGCCTTGCTGCGATGCAGGGTATCACCATCCAGAGCGATAGCGCCAACTTCTTCGCCAACAAGGGCGTTCCTTCCGGGGTTCTTACGGCACCGGGCGAAATATCGCAGCCTACTGCGGATCGTCTGAAAGAAGAGTGGAACAAGAACTATTCTGGCAAGAATGCTGGCAAGGTCGCGGTGCTGGGCGATGGGCTTGACTTCAAGAACATGGCTTTCAACGCCACGGATAGCCAGCTTATCGAGCAGTTGAAGTGGACCGCCGAAATGGTTTGCTCCACTTTCCATGTGCCGCCGTACAAGATCGGTATCGGACAGATGCCGACCTACAACAATATCCAGGCGCTGAACATCGAATATTACTCGCAGGGCCTTCAGAAGCTCATCGAGGATGCGGAAATATGCCTTGATGAAGGTCTTGGCATGAAAGATGGCATTGGCACCGAGTTCGATCTGGACGGCCTGTGGCGGATGGACAGCAAAACCCAGATGGAAGTTTTGGAGCAGGCGAAAAGCGTTATGACGCTGGATGAGCGACGCAGGCGCATTGACTTGCCGAAGATGAAGACAGGCGGCGATACCGTCTATCTCCAGCAGCAGGATCATTCGCTGGAAGCAATCGCAGCCCGCGACAAGCAACTGATCCAGCAGGCCGATAACCCGCAACAGCCTGCCAATGACAATCCAGTTCAAGCCGAAGCCGACAAGGCCATGATTGAAATTCTCAAAGGGTTTAACCGATGACATTTGATGGCAAGGCTTTCGGCAAGGAAATAGTCGCTGTGGTCAAGGGGTTCGTCGCTGACGAACTCAAGCCAATCGTCAAGCGCCTTGATGATCTGGAACAGCAACTCAAGGGCCTTCCGACACCGAAAGATGGCAAGGACGCAGACCCTGAAACGGTTGCCGAAATAGTGACAGGTCAGGTGCAATCCGATCTTGCCGAAATTCGGGCCGCAATCGAAGCGTGGAGCGCTCCAGAGACTGACCGTGAGGTTATACGCGGCATGGTCGAAACGGCTGTCAGTGAGGCGATTTCAGCCATACCAGTACCGAAGGACGGCAAAGACGGACGTGACGGCGTTGACGGTAAAGACGGCCTGCCGGGTGAGCGCGGTGAAAAAGGTGAATGCGGAGTTGGCGTTGCTGGCGCATTCATCGAGCGTGACGGCAGTCTTGCAGTCACACTGTCAAATGGCGAGGTGAAGAACCTCGGCCCTGTCTGCGGCAAGGATGGCGCACCGGGGCAGGATGGCAAGGATGGGATCGGGTTCGATGATCTTGATCTTGTCGAGGACACCTCCGGCCTTTCTCTGAAATTCGTCAAGGGCGATACCGTCAAATCTTTCCCTCTGCCGGTGGTGATTGATCGCGGAGTATTCCGAGACGGTCAGACCTATCACAAGGGCAGCGGCGTCACCTGGGGCGGTCGATACTGGATTGCGCAGGAAACCACGTCAGACAAGCCAGACGGCGGGAAAAGCTGGCGTCTCGCCGTGAACAAGGGCAGGGACGGCAAGGACGCGAAGAAGGTAGGTGAATAATGGCCGATCTGGTTTCGCTCCAAGAGGTCAAGAATGGCCTTCGCATCGATACCGACGATGATGATGCTCACCTGAACTTGCTGATTTCTGCCGCTTCCGGTCGCGTAAAAGCTTATCTCGATGTGCGGGCCGATGAAGTCATTGACGAGAACGGCGCGACGACTGATGCGCGTGTGAAAGCCGCAACAATCATGCTGGTTGGCTACTACTACCGCAATCCAGACCAAGACCCGGATCAAGACTTTGCAGTTGGTATGTTGCCGAAGCCGGTTTCGTCCATGCTGTACCAACTACGCGACCCGATTGCGAGGTAGGACATGGCAGACAACCGCTCCGCAGGAAGCCTTTATTACAAGGTAGCGCTATTGAAGCGCGAAGACGTTGACGATGGCATGGGCAACACGGTTTCCGATTGGGTCGAGCAGTTCCAGACCAGAGGTGAGTTCATTCACCTTCGCGGCTCTGAAACCGTCATGGCCGGTCGTCTTCAGGGCAAGCACACCCAAGTTATCCGGGTCCGCAACTCGTCAAATACACGCCTGATATCCACGGACTGGATGCTTCGGGATGTGCGTACCGGAAAATCGTTTAATATCAGAGATATAGAGCACGAAGTTAACCGCCAGTTCATCGCGCTCACATGCGAAAGTGGCGTAGCTACGGGGTGATGTCATGCCTTGGGTAGAGTTTACCGACGATTTCGATTGGAAGCCGAAACCGCAGATAACAATAGCCTATCCGGCTGGTTTCAAAGGGAATGTGACAACGCCATGCGCCCAAGCTGCTGTTGCGAAGGGCGCAGCCACGAAAGCCAAGACGCCGAGGAAAGACGATGGCAACGGGAGCACGAATAATCGGGCTGGCGAAGCTTCAAAAGAAGCTGAACGCGATGCCCCAGATCGCCAAGGACGAGATTAAAAGGGCGCTCGAAAAGTCAGCGGATGAGATCGTGGAACTAGCCAAGAACCTTGTTCCAGAGGATACCGGCGATCTTCGCAATAGCATCGGGTGGACATACGGAAAAGTTCCGCGTGGCGCAATGACACTTGGAAAAGTCTTCGCGTCAAAACTGGCAACTGATCTGACGATCACGATCTACGCAGGCAACAGTGAAGCGTATTATTCGAGATGGGTGGAATTTGGCACCCAGAAGATGGCAGCTAGACCATATTTTTATGTGTCGTATCGCGCCAACAAGAAAAAAGCGCAAAGCCGGATACGGCGGTCGATAACAAGGGCAGCAAAGAAAGCGGCAGCGCTATGACCTCGCCAACCTATGAGCTTCAAGGGCAGATTGTTACCCTGCTGAAAGCATCAACTGAGCTAACTACGTTGATAGGCGGTCGCATTTACGACCGGGTGCCGGAAAGCCCAACATTTCCATATGTGAGCTTTGGCCCATCCGATGAGGTTAGTGACGATGCCGACTGTATCGACGGATTTGAAGTAACGATGCAGCTGGATGTCTGGTCTAGGGCGGTCGGATTTCCTGAGTGCCGGAGGATTGTTGACGCTGTTCGCAAGGCGTTGCCAGAAGATGGAGTATTACTCGCAGACAACGCATTGGTGACTTTCAACCACCGCATAAGCCGCATGTTTCGAGACCCAGACGGTTTGACCTCGCATGGCGCTATGACCTTCGAAGCGTTCGTAGAGCAGCCGTAGAATACCGAAAATTCAGTTCTGCAACCACCCGCCCTTTGTGGCGGGTTTTTCTTTGTCAAATGGAGAAACCCCATGGCACAAGCCACTACCATCAAGGGCGGTAAATTCCGAGTTCTTATCGGTAACGACGCCACGCCCATCGTCTATGCTGCACCTTGCGGCTTCACTCAGCGCTCGATCACGCTGAACAAGGGTCTGGAAGAAATCAATGTCCCAGATTGTGAAGACCCCGATAAGGTGGATTGGGTGGGCCGAGATGCGACCAGTCTTTCGATGACTGTTTCCGGCGAGGGTGTCCTAGCCGCTGAGAGTGTGGATACATGGCTGGATGCATTTGAAAGCATCGACAGCGTTCCGGTGAAGGTTGAATGGGAGTTTCCTGCGAAGACCATCACTTGGACCGGCCTTATGCATATCGAAAGCCTTGAGGCCGGTGCGCAGAATGGACAGCGCGCCACGCTCAACGTGACGATGCAGTCTGACGGTGAAATGGTCCGTGTAACTACGCCGGTAACGCCATAATGAGCCGCGATGCATCGATTGAACTAGACTTCGGCCCCGGCGAGCAGCGTTTCCGCCTCGCATGGGGCCAACTGGCCTCATTGCAAGAAGCCTGTGATGCTGGGCCTTATGTCATTCTGGAGCGCCTCATGAATGGCGCTTGGAAAATGAACGATATTCGCGAAACGATCCGCTACGGATTGATTGGAGGCGGTATGCCTCCACACGATGCCCTTAAACTGGTTCGCGAGTATGTCGAAGCTCGGCCCCCTATCGAAAGCGTCATGATTGCGCAAGCCGTGCTATCCGCTGGCCTGATGGGCGCGCCGGAGGAAAAGGTGGGGGAGCAGGACGCGGCAAATCAGATGGAGAGCAGTTAGACGATCTCCCGAACGGCAAGTTCCGGTTTGCCGCCGTCTATGGAAGCGGAGCAGTCGCCGGGTTCAGCCCGGAAGAAGTAGACCGCATGTCGATGTGGAAATACTTCGCCGCGCTGGATGGTTATATCAAAGCCAATTCACCTGATGACGGTGGGTTGAGTGCCAAGGAGAAAGACGATCTGGCGGACTGGCTGGGGATTTGATGAAGAGAGCGCCCTATGGGGGCGCTTTTCAATTAGAACAGCATTTTGAACACGTTGCCGTTACTATCTTTGGCGATACCGTATCCGTTTGCGGTGCCGCTGCCAGTATAGTACTCGGCGTCAACTGTGGTTCCTTTGCTGCAAGTCATAAAGGCTTGACCTTTGTTGACGCCGGGCATGATGCCCCGCGAGACCGTGGAGCCGAATACGGCTCCATATTGCGTAAACAAAGCTCCAGTGCTCACTTGCCCAGTCTGAGGGGCGACTGATGACCACGTACCTTGACAAGTCTGACCGTCTGGCAGGGTGGCCTTTATTGGACCGCTATTGTTTTCAACGCCGATTGCCGTTGCTTTAACGACAGGTAGCGGTGTTGTTTTCGAGTAAGGGCCTTCTATTGGGTACATGCTTACATTCGCAGACATACACCCTGACAGAAATGAACACGCGGTTAGCAGTATGAGACTTCTCATTGTTCCCCCGATTAAGCGTCATGCAACTCTCTGCCAACTAACAACATGACCAGTCCAATAAGGGTCAAAGTAGCCAGCAACGTCACAACAAACAAAGATGGACCTCCATAGGGGATTGTTCCGCTGATTTCTGCAAGCCTTTGCTTGAACATGGCCTCACCTGTGGAAAGCCTTGCGGGTGAGGAAATCCACGCCGCAACAGGAGTTGGCAGCACGAATAATGCCGCTCCTACCCAACCTAGCGGTGTAAGTCTGTATCTTTGAACGCTCATATATCCCCCGACGCTTAACCCGCCTGTGTGCGGGTTTTTTTTGTTTAACAGGACATATCGCACGATGGCAACTGATCTTGAAACGCTCGTGGTTCAGCTTTCCGCTGACTTCAGGAGCTTCGAGCGCAGCATGGCAAGGGCTAACGGCATTACGAACCGTCAGTTCAATGCTATCGAAAAGCGCGCTCGCCAGATGAACAAAAATCTGGATGCCATCTTTGCGCGGTCTTTTAGCGGGCTTGTCGCGCCATTGGGCGGTATCGGTGCGGCGCTAGGTACGCGGGAAATCCTTCGCTACGCAGATGCGTGGACATCCGCCAAGAATAGCCTTGCTGTCGCGGGGGTTGTTGGTAACGAACAGAAACAGGTTCTGGAACAGCTTTATCAATCGGCACAGAACAACGCTGCACCGATTACGGCTTTGACCGATCTTTACGGCAAAGCAGCGCAAGCATCTGATAATCTTGGCGCAAGCCAGTCTGACCTTCTGAAGTTTTCGGACGGTGTTGCTGTTGCCTTGCGAGTAGCAGGAACAAGCGCCAGTCAGGCATCGGGCGCGCTGACACAGTTGGGCCAGCTGCTTGGTCAGGCCCGTGTTCAGGCGGAGGAGTTCAACAGCGTCAACGAGGGCGCTCGTCCGATCTTGATGGCTGTTGCGAACGGTCTGGACGCGGCAGGTGGTTCCGTGTCTAAACTCAAGGCGCTCGTGACGGATGGTAAAGTCAGTGGCCAGCAGTTCTTCCAAGCATTCTTGAAGGGCTTGCCCACTATCCAGGCGATGGCCGCTAACGCAACGCAGACCATCGAGCAGGGGATCACAAAGGTCAATAATGCGTTCACCAAGTACATTGGGGAAAGCGATGAGAGCCTCGGCGCTTCACAGCGCCTAGTGAAGGCATTAAATGCGCTTGCCGATAACTTCGGGGCTACCGCCGATATTGTTCTGAAGGTTGCTGGCATCATCGCAGGGGCGTTGGTAGGGCGCTCTATCGCGGGGATGATCCGGTCTCTTGGCCTGGCGACATCGGCATTATGGAGTTTTGTCGGTGCGTTGAGAGCGTCAGCGTCAGCGAATGGGCTTGTAACTGCTTTCGGCGGCCTTGGTGCCGCAGCTGGCCCGGTAGGTGCTGTCATCGGCGGCACTGTGGTCACCGCGTTGGCTCTCTTTGCGAGCAATAGTGACGCTGCGGGCGTCGGGGCTGATTTGTTCGCTCAGCGTCTTCGAAAAATGGGAGACGAAGCGGAGAAGGCAGGGAATAAGGTAGACGAAGCCAAACGCAAAATCGGCGGCGAGGCGGCATTCAATGCGGGTAAGGAGGTAGAATACTCTGTCACCGCATTGAATGAAGCCAAGACTGCGGCGGATAATCTCTTCGATGCGTGGATACAGGTTCAAGGATTAAGCCTTGTTACAGATGAACAACGAGAACAACTGACCAAGCTCAAAAAGGGATTGGACGACGGAACTGTTTCGGCTGACGACGCAAAGAACGCCATTTTTGATATGGCGAAGGCCGATTACAACTTCGAGGAAGCGGCCAATCAGTTCAAGCCTGTTCTTGATGCACTAGCGCTTGTCAGCGCGGCAGCGAAGCAAGCTCAGGCAGATATGGCCAGCCTTTCAGGCACTAATGTCATTGAAGGTCGCGACGAACGGTCATCGAAAGACCCGTACATCCAAGCCCGTGCGGCAGGGAACGCCTATGTGGCAGAGGCCCAGCGCCGAAATTCACTAAGTAAGCAACAACTGGCTATCGAAACAGAAATAGCCAAAATTCGCAAAGATGCCGAAAAATCGGGTGCTGCCCTCACTGACAAGCAAATCCGCGAACTGGCCGAAGCAAATGTAGCGGCAGACAAGCGGCGCTCTGATGAGGGAAAGAAGCCGAAGAAGGAAAAGGCAACCCAGAAATCAACAGATCAGAAGATCGACAGTGATGTACAGGCAGTCCGAGACCGGATTGCCGCCATGCAACTAGAAACGCAGATCGTTGGCAAATCGTATCAAGAACAGGAAAAGCGGCGCATGTCGCTGGAACTGGAGCAGCAGGCGCTCGCCAAGCTTCGCGACGAAGCGATTAAGAAGGGCCAGACGGACCTTTCGAACATTACCATATCGTCCGAACAGCGCGCCCAGATCGATGAAGTCTCTGCTGCCTACGCTCGGCAGGCTGATGAGCTTCGCCGCGTACAGGAGCAACAAGACAGGGCCGATCAGGCCGCGAGCGAGTTTTACGACACGTTCAAGTCGAGTATGTCAGGGGCAATTCGCGGGGCGGAAAGCTTCAGCGATGCGCTGTCCAACATTCTCGACAAGCTCGCGGACATGCTTCTGAACGCTGCTTTCGATGCTCTGTTTAAGCCATCGACTGGCGGAACTGGCGGCGGCCTTTTCGGAAGCCTGTTCAGTGGATTGGGTAGCCTGATCCCCGGCTTTGCCAAGGGAACAAACTCTGCTCCGCGTGGCTTGGCTGTCGTGGGCGAGAACGGTCCTGAATTAGTGCGCTTTAGCGGCGGCGAGCAGGTTATCCCGAACCATAAGCTGAATGCCCCGACGTTGCCTAACCTTCGCGGCGCGTCATCCAGCGGCGGCGGTGGCTCGTTCACTTTCGCACCTGTCATCGATGCTCGCGGGGCTGATGTGGCGGCTGTGGCAAGGCTTGAACAGGTAGTGGCTAAGCAACAGGCAGAATTTAGCGGTCGCGTTGTGCAGACCATGAGACAGGCCAAATCAACCCGGAACTGGAGAGGCTAAGTGGCGATCACGTATCCTTACGACATCCTTGCCGATTTTCCGGGTTGGTCAACTGACTTTGATCTGGCTTACCGGCAGGAAACGAGCCGTACGGCTATAGGCCAGACCTTCGTCAAGGACTTCGGTTCGCCTCTTTGGACAGCAACATACCAATCCCGATCCATGCGCCCGAATGAATTGGACGCTTGGCGGGCAAGGTTGAAGGCTCTGGAAGGCGGGCTGAAGCAGTTTCGGGGCAGGCCAACCAGCCGGTGCTATCCAATTGCCTATCCGAACGGTACGGGCATGGGGAATGTTTCGGCTGTCACGGTCGGAAGCATCGGAACGAACCGGAACACAATTGGCCTCTCTGGCCTACCGGGTGGCTACATCGCCAGCGTGGGCGACTATCTCCAGATCAGAACGAACGACCTTCACCAGATCGTCAACGTGTCCGGTTCGGAGATCGAAGTTAGACCGCACCTATGGCCAACTACAGCAGTTGGAGACGCTGTGACGCTCGTTAAGCCGTCCTGCCTGATGACGATTGTGCCGGGATCGATCAATACGACCGCTGACCTTTCAACAGGCCGGGGGGTAATCACGTTCCAAGGGTTTGAAAGCCGATGAGAAATCTCTCAGCCGAAAACTATACGGCTCTGCAAGCTCGCCAACTGGTTGCGCGAGATTTCCTCTGGCTCGTAGCGCGTGACCGGGCGACCGGCGCAAACTTCTCCTATGGCTTCTGGTCAGACGTGGGCGACGTTCAAGCGCCAATGCTTAATCCAAATACCGGACTGGCAGAGACACGCAACTTCGAAGGCTCTGGAACGCTCATTCAGATCAGTGACATACCGCTTGTCGCTAACCTGACGGTTCAGACAATCGATGTCACGATGAACCAGATCGATGAAGCCGTGAACAACATCGTTCGCGGGTATGATCTGAAACAAGGACAGGTCGAGGTCTATCGCGGTCTGTTCTCGCCGGTTTCGCGGCAATTGGTTGCTCCGGCAGTCAACCGCTTCATCGGCTTTGTCGATGAGATCGAGATCAAGACACCGAAGGAAGGCGAGGAGGGTAGTGTAACGCTCACCTGTGCCAGCCACAGCCACGAGTTTACGCGGTACAATCCGAGCACCCGTTCACATGAAGACCAGAAGAAGCGCGACCCTGACGATGATTTCTTCGTGGATGCATCGACGGTCGGTGAGTGGGAGCATTTTTGGGGCCAGAAGAGCGGCAAGGTGACGACCGCAGCTGCTCAGCGGATCGGAGCCAGTGTAAGGGCTGCAAACCAATGATACGGCGGGCCGTGACGGCTGACCGTTTGGATATTCTTGCGATGTGCAGGCAGTTCCATACGGAAAGCGGCGTCGGATTGTCCTTCAATGCCGCTACCGCGATTATGACAATCGACCAAGTGCTGGCAATGAAAGATGCCTTCGTATCCGTTCTAGACATAGATGGTGCGCTCAAGGGTCTATTCGCTGCCGCGATCTTACCGCAATTGTTCTCGACTGACAGAACCGCTCAAGAGCTGATCTGGTGGGTTGATCCTGCCTGCCGCGGGCGTGGCGCGGTGAAGATGCTGGCCGAGTATGAGGCTTGGGCACGGTCCAAGGGCTGCCAGGCGATCAACATGGTCGGTCTGGGTGGCGATCCGGTCACAACCCGACTTTACGAGCGTCACGGATATACGGCGCAAGAACGACACTTTTTGAAACGGCTCTAGCCGCTCTCCGAGGACATCAATGGCTGTTTTTACCTCGCTTGGCGTTGCGGGCTTTCTTGGCGTGCAAGCTGGTCTGTTTACCAGTGTGTCCGCATTCGCATTGAATGCGGCGCTTGGTGTTGGTCTTTCGCTAGCTGCCCGTGCTCTGAATGGTCAGAAAGCTCAAGAGAGTGGCGGCGTTAAGGGAAAGCTTCAGGCCGGTGGTGATGTATCTCGTTCGGTTGTGTTCGGGCGCACCTGCACGGCTGGGTCATTGGTCTACGCGAACACCTGGGGCAAGTCCGGCAAGACGCCGAATGCCTATTTCACTCAGGTGATTGCGCTTGCTGACCATCCCATCCGTGAACTGACTGGCCTTTGGGTTAATGGCGAAGCAGTCACCATTGATACGAACGATACTTCGTATGGCGATTGGGGTTTCCCGGTCAAAGAATACGAGACCGACGGAGACGACAACCACCTGTGGATCAAGTGGTACGACGGCACCCAGACCGTGGCCGATCCGTTCCTTGTCAATACGGTTTCGAGCGCTCAGCGCCCATACAGCAACAAACGTATCGGTAAGGGCGTGGCTTATGCCATCGTCACAGCCCAGATCGATGAGGAACTGTTCACCGGTTTCCCGCAGTTCAAATTCGAGATACAGGGCCGCAAGCTCTATGATATCTCGAAAGACAGCACGGCAGGCGGTTCCGGTCCGCAGCGCTGGAGCACCCCGTCAACATGGGGCGGTGATGGCGACGATCTGCTGGCCGTTCAGGTCTATAACATCCTTCGCGGGATCATTGAGCAAGGAACGTGGCTGTACGGCCTACAGACGGTCACCAGTGCGCGTTTGCCTGCTGCTGACTGGATTGCCCAGATCAACAAGTGTCGCTTGCAGGTGCAAGGCCCTGACGGTCTTGAGCCGCAGTTCGTTACCGGTGGTGAAATCACCGTCGATACTGCGATTGGCGACATCGTTGACAAGCTACTGACCGGCGGTAATGCGCGCCTGATCGAGACGGCTGGCACTTACAAAATTCGTGTGGGCGAGCCTGACCCACCAGTCGGGACAATCAATGATGAAGTGATCCTTGATACCGAGGAGCAGACCTTCACGCCGTTCTTCGGCTTGTCGGAGACGGTCAATGGGATCACGGCGACCTATCCAGAGCCGAACGAAGGATGGAATACCAAGGCAGCGCCGCCTCTCTATAACGCCACATATGAGGTCGAGGACGGCAATAGACGCCTGCTGACCGATGTGCCGATGGATTATGTCTATCGGTCTGGTCAGGTGCAGCGCCTGATGAAAGCGGCTTTGAACGAGGCTCGCCGCGCCCGTCGTCACACGTTTGTGCTTCCACCGTCATACTGGACGCTGGAACCGGGCGATGTGATTTCGTGGACTTCGGAGCGTAACGGCTACGTCAACAAGCTCATGCGCGTTGATGGGGTGACGGACAAGGCTAATCTTGATGTCGTGGTGGACCTGACCGAAGTCGATCCATCCGATTACGATTGGGACCCGGATACGGATTACACGCCGCCGGTCTTTGCACCAATTGGCACGATCCGCCCGACGCCGCAGCCGATTGTCGATTTCTCGGCTGTCGCATCGGTGGCTCAGGACGATAACGGAAACAACCGCCGGTGCGCGATCCTGCTTGGATGGGACGGCGATCAACCCGATGTCGATCTGGTCATGTACGAGATCAGAACGGCTTGGGATTTGTCCGTTATCTTCGCAGGCCGCACCGAACGGGTTTCTGTCGGCTCGATGCTCGTAGCTCCGGGGATGCTGCTTCTTCCCACGAAGTCGTATCAAATCCGCGCCCGATACGCGACATATGCCGGGAACCGTCCGTTCGAATGGTCTGACTGGATACCGGTGACGATGCTGGATATCCGCCTCGGCCCGCTCGACATCTACCCAATTATTGTTGATCAGCTCAATCAAGATGTTGTGCGCAACTGGGCATGGCAGAACGATGCAATTCGTTACACGCTGGAAGAGCTTGATCGCATTGGCGCACAGTCAAGTGAACAAGACAGCGCAAACTACTTCGACAAGCAGACCCTTCGCCGGGAAATGTCGGTCACCGCGGAAGGTCTCAAGGCTTCGTATACCGAGGCTATTGAAGTCGCCATCGGCCCCGGTTCGGCAATTGTCACCCGGATTGAAAGTCTGGAGGTCCAGGTTAATGACAACATCGCTCAAGCCGTCGATCTGTTGCAAACCCAGATCAACACGCTCGATGGGCAGGTAACAGCAACCGCAAACGCTGTAACAGGCCTGACGGCGACCGTGGGCAACTTCTCGGCATCGGGGCTTTTCCGCACCACTGTGGAAGCAACGCCAGCCGGGGCCATGGCTCGTATCGGTCTGAGTGTGTCGGCATCCGGCAGTGGATCGACATCGCAGGCCGCCATATTCCTTGATGCGCTGACAGGCGGTCAAAGCCGTGTCGTCATCAATGCTGACCAGTTCATCGTCACCAACGGCACGAACAGTCAGGCACCGCTCACATTCATCTCCGGTGGCTTGGCCCTTCAGGTCGCCAATATCGGTGATGTGACTGCGGGCATTCTTCGCTCTCCAGACAATCAGGTCGTGTTCAATCTTGCAGCGAAGACGCTGATCTTTAGTGACAATACGTGAGGAACTATGGCTCAGCGTGTCTTTCTCAGCGGTAATCCGCCTCGGCTTATAACCAGTAAACCGGGGCAGAATGCTTCTCCTTCGTTGGCCGATGACCAGAAAACGTTCGACAGCGATTGGTTCTACGGAGGGGGCATTAAGTTCCATCTCACAGCCAACTCCCTGAACACAACTACCGTCAACTTCCCAATGGCGTTGACTTATATACCGTCTGTTGTCGGCATTCAGGTTATGGATATGGATAAAGAGCCCGCCAAACTCCTCAGGAGGGAGGGCGGAGTACCTGCACCCCCAAGCAATGCGAAAACAATAATTCTCCTTGGCGGTGCGGATGGTGCCAATCGGGCTAACATCGGAACGTCATCAATCTATAACATCCCGCTCCAGACCAACACATTCTATAATTACATCACCCACTTTTTTGTGTTTGAAGCATGAGCAAGAGAATATTTTGTGGGCTTCAAGGCTCGAAAGCTTCGTTCCGTGTAGCACTGCCGGGGCAGGATGCTGAGATCGGCAACGGCCCAATGGTGTATTCGTCAGATAACGACTTTTTGCGCGTTCATGTGCGCTCTAGTCCGGCTGGCGAGGTGATGACAAACATCGGTAACGGTGGTGTAGGTGGGCGATATCTTTACACACTGTATAGGACGTTCCCTGATCTTGGTTATCTTCCGCTCATTTTCTACACAGTTTGCATCGACAGCGAGGGCGGGTTGAACAACCGTGTGATTTATCCGTGGGATAGCTCGGCTTTCACGGATCGTTATCCGGTTACCGTCAACTGCGCCATATCGAACAATGCCGTTTGGTTCTCGTGTGAGGGTTACAACTTCTCTCAAACCCTGAAAATCAAATACGTGATCTTCAAAAATAGGTTGCTGTAATGCCTAAGAGGATAAAGTTCTCACCGGATGGCGTGACGGTTTCCAAGCCTGGCTTTGATGTCGATGTTGCCAGCTTGGAAAACCTGACGATGTATCCGGGTATGGAGCCGATGAGGCCAATATACTCGAATGCGGCGACATTCTCAGGGGCCGGAAGCCAAGACTTCACTTTCGCGAACCCAACCGGCGCAATTCCTTATGTCGTCATGAGATCGTCCGAAGGAACTTTCCCGGCGAGAGATAAATTCTGCGCCGAGATGTGGGAGCCTTACACCACTTGTCGCATTCGCAATATCGACGGTGTTGGCAGAACAATTCGCTTCTTCGTACTCGTTTAAATCAGGAAATCAGAAATGACAGAAACGACGGTGGATAAACCGGTGCAGCCTTCGCACGTCCAAATCGACCCAATGGCGGCGGCTAGCGAGGCGATGGCGCTGAATGAGTTCTACAAGAACCGGAACTTGCTTCTGGCTAATGAGATCGCCGGTATGCGCGCCCAGATGGCCATCCTTGAGGCTCAGAACGAAGCCTTCCGCATCGAGCTAGAGCAGCGCAACAAAGACCTTGAAGCCGCTCAGAAGTCTAAGAGGAGCGCATAATGGCAATCAGACCCGATTACCAAACTGGAACGATTGACCTCGTTGCGTCTAGCGCGGATTTCACCACCACGGGCGCAGCGCTCCAGATGGTGGCAGTACAGCCCGGCGACGCTATTATTACACCGTCTGGCCATGTCCTGATTATCGCGTCCATTACAGGACAGAACTCCGGCACCCTGTTTTTGCCGTGTCCTCCTGATGCGGCTGGCACTGGTTTGCCATTGCGCATCCGGTTCCAGCCAGACGGCAGCCGGTATCAGGGCGCAGTGCGCAATCTGATTGATCTGCTCTCCAGTGGGAATGTCGAAGCCTTTGCCGCTCTCGTCGGCGCTGCTGGCATGGTGCCGATCTTCACCGGCCCCGGCACACTGGACTTGGCCGATCCTGCTACCTTCGGCATCCAAGACCAGAACGGCAGCCTTGGCAAGCTGGCGGCGCTGACGCTGGCGGCGAATAAGGCAGTTACGACAGACGGCAGCGGCAACGCTCAACAGACTGATCTCGGAACACTTGGCCGGACTTTGCTTGCACTTGCCACGGGTACAAACGCTCAATACGTGCAGGGTGACGGCACCTTGCAAGCAAAAGCCGGTTTGCCTGTCAGTACTGCAACCCAGACGGCTCTAAATGACAAAGCTAATCTGAATGGCGCTACTTTTACCGGCAACGTGATAAATAGCCACTCGAATGCAAATACAATATCGCGCCGCCCACGAAACAACACGAGTACTGGCCAATCAAACGATGGCGGATTTTTATCAAGTGAGGCGGACAATGCTTCACTATCAGCGATACTCTTCTGTAGAGAAACTGTCGGTACAGGAGTAATGGCTATCCTCGCTGTGAATGCTGGGGCATCGGCTGCGTATTTCACATTCAATAATGCCGGAGCAATGTCCGTTCCCGGCGCGTTGTCCAAAGGTTCTGGTACATTCCTAATCGATCACCCGCTCGACCCGTATAACCGCAATCTCCGCCACGGCTTCGTTGAAGCGCCACGCTATGATCTGATCTATCGCGGCACTATTCAGCTTGTGAATGGCCGTGCCACCGTCGATATCGACGCTGCAAGCAATATGATCTCTGGCACTTTCGCCGCGCTCACCACAAACGCTGTCGTGACCAGCCTACAAAATCAGGATGGCTTTGCGCGGCTGAAGCCGGGGGCAATTAATGGCGGATCATTCGAAATCATCTGCGAGGATGAAGCATGCACCGATCATGTGTCGTGGGTCGTGATTGCAGAGCGCAATGACCCGTTCGTCAAATCCGATCTTGATCAGAATACCGATGGTGATGGCCGCTTCGTGCCAGAGTTCGAAAAGGAGGATGCGTAATGTCTGCCACTGAAATCATCATCGACAGTAGCCGCATCGGCAAAAAAGGCTACCCGATGCACTATGCGGCGTTGGGCCTTAATGCTCCCACGAAGATCGTACCGATTGAAGAAGGCCAGCCACAGACAAATCATCCCGGCATGACCCTTGCCGAATATGCTGCCGCCAAGCGCTGGGAAAAAGAAGTTGGCGGGATCGAGATCAACGGCCTAACCGTCGCTACCGATGACCGATCGAAAACCATGATCTCCGGTGCGAGGGTGGCTGCGATGGCCAATCCCGACTTCACTACGGCGTGGAAAGGATCCAGCGGGGAGTTCGTTCCGCTTGATGCCAGCGCAGTTGTCGCGATCAGCGATGCGGTGCTTGCTCATGTGTCGAATTGCTTTGCAATCGAGGCGCAGGTGCTGGCTGATATTGAGGACAGAACCATCACTGCCGTCGAACAGATCGATGCTGCATTCGCCTGACAAATAAAAAATCTGACGACACGAAGCCGCCCACTGAGGTGGCTTTTTCTTTGCCGAAAGGAAATCACCTTGGATATGCACCTTGGCGATACCCGCCTCTTGATTGAGGCAGGTCGAGAGCGTGGCCTATTGCGCAATCAGATGGCCTACGTTCTCGCGACCGCTTATCACGAGACGGCGCACACGATGAAACCGATCATCGAAAAGGGCGGGGAGAAATATCTCCGGTCGAAGAAGTACTGGCCATTCGTCGGGCGCGGGTACGTTCAGATCACCTGGCGGGATAACTACGAACGGGCCGGGAAAATCCTTGGCGTCGATTTCATCCGAAGCCCGGAACTGCTTCTGAAGCCTGAATATGCCGCACCGATCATAATTGCCGGTATGGCCGAGGGCTGGTTCACTGGAAAGAAGCTTTCCGATTACATCACCTTGCAGAAGTCCGACTTCAAGAATGCTCGCCGGATCGTCAACGGTACGGACAAGGCCGAACTGATTGCCGGATACGCCAAGGAATATGACAAGGCTTTGCTGACCGAGGGATACGGCGTCGAGCAGATTGTAACCGCACCGGCTGCTGAAGTGGTTCCTGCACCTGTTGACGAGAAGCCCATCTCAAAATCGTCTCGTTTCTGGACGTGGTTCGGTTCCGGCGGCGGTGCGGCTGTCATGCCGTTCGTCGACTGGAAAGTGCAGTTGGTCATCGTGGCGGCGATCATCCTTGTTGCTGGCTATGCGATTTTCACGATGCCACAGGCGAGGGCCAAGCTTGAAAAGCTGGTGGATGCGATATGACCGCGATCTGGTCGCTTATTCCATCATGGCTGAGATACTCGTTCGCTGCCGCACTGGCGGCGTTTCTGCTTCTGGCGGGTGGGTATGTGGCCGGAACCATCAAAGAGCGCCAGCGGGCCGCATTGGCGGCGGCAGAGGCCACGGCCAAGGCAATCCAGAAAAGGGCGAACATCGATGAAAAGATTATCGGTATGGATGCTGTTGCTCTCTGCCTTGAGCTTGGCGGCTTGCCAGAGCAATGCAACGAACTGCGCGGGTTGGAAGCCGATCAGCCTTAAACCGGCGACGGCTGTCTATCTCGCAGGAAACGATACACCGGCGGGTCAGGGTATCGCTTCTCACAACGCATTTGGGAAATCGCGGGGCTGCTGGTGATGGAGGACAATCCCATGGGCGACCGTCAAGTGATGGGGATGAACATCGATATGAAAATGACTATCGGCAACGTCATCACAATCGGGGTTGTCGTGGTCGGCATTACCGGCAGCTATTACGCGGTGAAGGGCGGCGTTGATCAGAGCAAGATCGATATCACCAAGCTTGAAACCCGCATCGAACGGCTGGAAACCCAGAACGGAGATGTGCGCGACAGAATGACACGCATGGAAGTCACCTTGCAGAACATGGCGATAAATCTGGATCGGGTTGCCCGGTTCGTTGACAGCACCGAGCAGCGAAATATTCAGCCACGGTGA